TCCTGATGCCATTGCGTGACTTTCAACTGATCCTCATAGACAGGGATCAAGTCAACCAGAGTCGAAGCGCGCACAAGAGGCTGATCCAGCGCCAGGCCATCATTCACGCGGTAGATCAGGCCCGCATACTGCCCCACCATCTGACGGCGGTCAAAGTCCTTGATCTTGGACCAAGCGCGGCAGGCCTTGAAGATGGCGGACACCTTCTTTTCCCATGGCGTCTCCTTGTCATCAGCAGGCGACTTGATGCGGGGGGCTTGGCCCCAGCAGCCATCAAGCAGGCGATGCACCGCACCATGGCCAGCGCCCGTGCGCTCATAGGCGCGCTTGAGCATGTCAAACGTGACCGTCTCGGGATATCCGTACTGCGTCCATGCGGTCGGGCGCTTGGCATCCAGCGACCCATACGCGGCCATGAGGTTTTCACGGGCGCGGATGATGTCGGATTCGTTGGCAATGAGGGCGATCATCAGAAAAGCCCCCCGCGCCACACCCAGCCAGGTGAGCCGGTGTAATCCACCTTGATCGTCTCGCCGTTAGTCAGGATCTGGGTAAGCACCGAACCGGCTGGGCTGTTGGTCATGGCGGTGCCGTTGACTGTCACAGTCGAGACTGAGCCGTTGTAGATCGTCACGAACGCCGCCTGCCCGGTGGTGTTTGTGACCGTCACGCCAGAGGCTGGGAAGGCCGGGGTCGTGATGAGGTTGTCGAGCACGCGGGCATGCAGCTTGTTCGTCCCGCCGAGGCGAGCGCCACCCGAGTACGGGGCCAGGTTGACGCCCGCGCCGATCACGAAGTCGTCGCTGCTAGCGTCAAGCTGCGAATCGACACAGGTGTCTGCAACGATGGTGCCGCTCGAAATCGTGTTCTTGTTTTGGCTTGAGCCAGTCAACAGCACGCCCGTGGTCACTTCTTCGGCGTCGATGGCCTGAAAGTCGTTGGCAAAATTGAACGACCCTTGAAACTTGACGCCAATGCCCGCATTGCCAGCAGCGATGGTGTACCGACTGAATGCGACCCTGCTGAGCGTCAGGGCCACGCCCAAGCCCTTGGATGCGCCGCCGTTTACGATCAGCGAGCCCATGCACTGGAAATGCCCGGCCAAGTCAGCAGACACGGCGCTGGCATGGTTCAGCACGTTTTTCAGTTCCACGCTGTCGAATCGAAAAGCGTTGAACTCGTCGGAAAGGTCAGCCTTCCCAATCTGCGCGCCAACGCCTGCAATGCTGGTGAGCACACTGAACTGCCCAAAGCCCCAGTAGAACGCAGAGCCAGCCGAAGAGGTGAGCAGGAAGGGTGTGCCGCTGCTGGTACTTTGAAGGTCAAGCACCGAGACGCTGAGGCCCTGGCCTTCAATCTTGAGCCCGTGACCGCGACCCGCGCCGATGTCCCAAATCAAGGCGGTGGCGAGCTTGTGAACGCCCGCGCTGATCAAGCCCTTTGCCTTCTTGGCGATCACGGCAGGCAGGAATCGGGCCATGGCCACATCATCGGCCGTGGTGCCGTCAGCCTTGCAGCCGCATTCCTTTGTGCTGATCGTGTCGAGGCGCAGGCGCTTCCACCGCCCGCCATCCAGCCCGACGAACACGGTCACGCCATCATCGGCCGTGCCGCCGTCCGATGCGTCAAGGTAGACCGGGCCGCATCCGCCACCGTCGCCCGCCGCGTAGTAGCCGGTCACGAATGCCGCCGCGTGCTTGGTCTTGTCCAAGGCCTTCAGTGCGGTGATGGAGCCAACAACAGATTGTTTGCCGATGAATTGGGATTCAGCGACCTTGAGCGCAAATCCAATAGACCATGATGGGTAAGTGTTGGACTGCAAATAGCCCAGCATCCCGGCGCCAAATAGTGAACCCGTGCTGGCTAGCTCGGTCGCCGTAACATTACTCAACAGCATCCATTGAGCGGGGCTGAACGTGCCCGTGGTCGTGAATGGCAGCGCAGAGGGTGCCGCGTGGTACGTGAGCCCGCCGCTTGTCACCGTCTGGGTTGCGCGCGAGATGCTTAGGCCAGAAGCGAACGCCACGGGCACTTCATAGCCGATCATCCGAAGCGCCCCGGAGACAGTCAGGCGCGAAACGCCGAGCCTGTCCGTGTAGCTGTCAGCCGCCCCGGTCGTGAACTCGTCAAACTTCTGAGCGTTAAAAAGCAGGTCGCTCGGGTCAGCCGATGGGACTGCGTTACTTGTTGGCATCAATCGTCCTCAAACATTCGGGCGTCGTATTGGGCGAATGCTAGGGAGACGGCCCCCTTCTGGTCTGGCCTGATTTCGGTGATGGTGTAGAGGCCTGATGCCTCCATTTCGGCATTTGTCACCCCCACGGCGAAGGCGTACCGGCTCCCGCACTGACGCGCAGTGTCTGCCACATACGCGCCCACAGGCATCGACGCAAGCAAGGCCCCGCCATTCACAGGCGTGCATGTGATGGGGGAGCCCAGATAGGCGCCATCCTCGCCAGTCAGTAGGATTCGCCCGGTCGTCGCGCCCTGCCAGTCCAGCGGCTCGCTTGTCGTGATCTGTAGGCCACTGATGGCCAGCACCTCGCCAGCCTGCAAGCCGTCATCGCCTGCAAAGTCGTTCGGGTCAATCCACCGAACAAGTGACCCAAGGCCAAGCGATGCCGCGTCAGACAAGGCCGTGTCCGATATGGCCGTGCGCTGGTAGAGCAGGCGCCTAGCCTCAAGGCGCGCCCTGTTCATGGCCTGAGCCTGTGTCACGCACCCGGGGAGCTGGATCTTCTTGGGGTTGCTTGAGCTGGCCTCGACAATCGCGCCAGACGACACAGCAAGCCTCACATAGGCCTTGCTTGCCTGCGTGTCCTCTTTAGCGTACTCAAGCTCTACCCCGTCAAACGACGCGGGGAGGTGCGATGAATAGCTGATGGTCGAATCGCCCGACGATGCGAGATTGCGATAGTCAAGCTGCAACTCTGGGTAAGCCTTGGCCTCTTCGCGCGTGACGGTCCACCTGGGGCCATCCCGCCACACCTGGCAGCGCGCATGATTGGCGACCAGTTGCAGACGCTCCCCAAGGCTAGTGTCAGCGTCATCAAGTGAGCAATCAAAGCGCAACAAGGGGGAGGACTCACCCAAAGCCGTATTGATGGCTTGGAGCTTCGCCACATCAAGCCCCGCAATGTCATTGCCCGCAAGCGTCCAGATGTGCGCCATCGTGCGGCCGAAGTTGCGCGACTCGCTCAGGGTGTCGCTTGTGAGCGTGCGGACATGGCGCGTCCAGCGCAGGTTAAATTTACGCTCGCTAAAGCCCGTAGCCGCCTCGGTTGCCCTGGTCGTGACGCGAATGATGGTGACGCCTGGCAGCGTCTTTGTGGCGTAGTAGCGGGCTGCAAAAAGCTCCTCCACCTTAACGATGTCAACGCCGTTTGAATCAACTTGGCCATTGAGGCGGCGGAACCGGACGCGGTATCGGCCATACCCACCTGATGGGGCGACCTTGACCGTAAAAAACCGCTGGTCGTAGGTGTCATCCCCGAAGTTGTTTTGTTGAGATTGCCTTGTGCCAGGAATCTCGTCGTCGTTGGCGTCAATCTTCCACCACTCCGCCCACGTCTGGACTGTGCCCTTCAGGCCCCGCGTAAACACGAGATTCCAGTGGATATGGTCGGAGTCAACCGGCAAGGTGAATGGCCCGACAGTGGCAGGAATCGAGCCGGTCGGATCAAACAAAAACGTGATGCCTGAAAAGGCCTCAGACGACGCCCACGCCGTGCTCGAAAACGTGAACGTGACATCAGCGCCAGCCACCACATAGCCTAAGACAGTGCACGTCTGGCTGAAGTCAGTCGGGCCAGCGCCAAACGTGAATTCCACCAAGGCATGACCCGCTGGCGCCATTGATTTGAGGTCGGCTAGACTGGGGTCGTCTGCAACCGTGACCGTGAATGACACATCGCCGCTTGTTGCTGCGAAAGAGCCGACACGAGACACTGGCCCCATCTCGGCCGGGTACGCTAACTCCTGCCCATTCACGTCCGGGCTGTCGAATGTTTCTACCACGTTTGTGAGCGTGGTCGTTCCGTGCTCAGGGTAGCCCGATGACACCGGCCCGAAAACCTGAAAGCTGGCGCCGTCAATGTCGTTGATTGCCGTCTCGGCATACTGCACATCCTCAATCGTCCCCTTGCCTCGACTGGCGCAAAGCCACTCGGTCACATACTTGACCTGATTGATGTACTCGACGGTTGATGGCTGAATGAGGTCAGGCCAGACGCGCCGATAGCCGTATACATCGGGGATAGCCTGATACGCGCGGGCGACGTTAGTTTGTGCCGTTAGCGAGTTGTTCGGGCTGTCCTTGGAAGATCCCGATAGGCTGTTTGGCGGACGGGACATGACCGCATACACAACGACCGCCGCAATCGCCACATATAGTGCGATAGCAGCCCACGAGAACGGGTCAAAGCCAGCCGGTCGCCGGATGACCGCCACTGTGTCGCCCACTTGCGGGGGCAGATCAAGGCGGGGATCAGTCAGGGGGTCGGCAATGTGGCCATTGATCACCAGAGAGCATTCAAACCCGCTCATCAGGTGGCGTTCAATGTTGACCTGAAGGCTGATCGTGTAATCAAGGTCATGCCGCTCACGCCCTGAGATGGCGTGCGGGTCGTGGAGGATGATCAGCAAGGCGAGTACCTCAAAAACTTGGATTCGCCATAGATGCGGCTCATTACAGGCAACCGTGTGACCCTGACGCTTCCGCCCGCATCTGGCGAGCCCTCGGCGTGAATGACCGAATCGCCATCCAGCAAGATGCCGACATGGGTGGGCGACCCATCACGCCAGGCCATCCAGACTGTTGCGCCGGGCTCTGCATCGCATTCGCGCCAGCAATCCATGGAGAAGAAGCCAGCGACAATGTCTGTGTGCGGGACGTTGCCCAACTCGATCCCCAGCACCTCACGGAAGTACAGGATGACAAGCCCGTAACAATCACACGAATCCCAATCAGAGCGCCACCGAACCCACGGCAGGCCTACAGCACGGGCGGCGAATTGATCAGATGTCAGCATCCCGCCCGATGCTAGGGAGGTCAGAGCACCTCTAGGCCCGTGAAAATCGCAGGATCGTAGATCGGCGCCACTGACCGCCGCATGGGGTTGTCATCCGATGCTGTGACCGTCACTGACGTGGAATTGAACGCCACCCCCGATGCGTCCGAAACGTACAGCGGCCAAGTGATAGCGGGCTCTGTCACCCCGTCAAGGTAAACCGCATAGAGCACCGTGATGGGCTCAAGCGTGGTGAGCGCCGATACTTTGGACAGTTGCCGTTTGAACTCACGCCCCACCACCTGGCGCGGGAAAGAGAGCGAGAGCTTGGGCTGTGCGTCTCCCTTTTGCTCGGGCGGCTTGATGGTCATAGGCACAGGCTGATAGGTATTGCCTGCCACCGTGACCGCCGCGAACTGGTTAGCCACAAGCCGAATCGGCGCATCAAATGCCGGATGGGCGAACGTGACACAGTGAAACTCAGGGCGGGGGCTCTTGCTGGCCCAAAAGGTCTTCTTGTCCATCACGCTGGCGTCAGTTCGCGGGTCATGGCCTGGTCAAGCATCTCGCCGAATACATCCCAATGGGGGACGCCAACAATCAGCGCGGACGCATCCTGATAGGCTTGCGGGATGACCTGAGCGCGCGCCATGATGGTCGCCGAGTAGCCAAACAAACCGCCCTGCTCTTGCGCCGGGATGAGCGAGTCAGGCAAAAATCGGCATGCGTGCGAGATCAGGCCGAACTCAGTGCGAATTGGCATGGTGAACTCGTCCACGCCGCGATTGATCGCATCCCTGAACCACATCTGAAACGTGATGGCCTCGATTCGGTCGAAGAGAAACGATACATCCCAGAACACGGGCACATCCGTCCCGGTTGCCTGCGAGTAGCCGTAACCCCTGCGCGGCTCTGCCAGGCTGAAAGCTGCGGCTTGCGTACGGCTTTTCCCGGCCTTGAGGATGCTTCGGAGTCCAATGGGGTAGGCGACTGGCATACCGCCATGCTAGGGAGTGGGGCACAATCCGGCCAAATAGGAGGCCCTATGCGTTTCGTCTTGCTTGCGTTGGTTTTGGTGGTGGCTGGGTGTGCGTCGTCAGGCGTGATGGTGTCAAGCGATGCGCTCGGGGCACTGAAGGTTGGCGAAACAACACAATCACAAGCAGTCGCCTCACTCGGCAAGCCTACATCCTTGACAACATCAAGCGACGGATCAGCCCTGATCAACTATTCGCACGCCAAATACACAGGCGGGGCACTGGTCATGCACTCCGTCACGCTGCGGTTTGCTTCTGATGGCAAGCTGGCGGAGGTGACGCGCTATGAGTCGGACACTTCGCCCAAGTGATCACAACCGGCTTTGAACGCTGGTAGATGAGCGTATAGCCGACCAGACCTGTCCAGAATTCTCCCGGATCTGACCTGCCACCGTGGCCACGGCCTGAGCTACCGCAATCGTGACGGTATCGGTCTGCGAGTCATAGCTGGCCGATGTGCCTGCGGGCGCATTGTTGATGATGATGGTCGGGGCATTCCCGCCCACCTTGTTCGCCGCCGTCACCTGACCGCCTGCCGTTGGCAGCATGTACTGGCTGCCATTGCTGGCCGTGTACATCTCAGGGGCGCCGGTTTCGTTCACGCGGTAAAGGCTACCTGACGACACAGGGCCACCGTATTGACGTGCCCCAGCAAGCGGGGCGGTAGCGATGGCGGGCGAACCTAGCGCAGCGGCAGCAGCGCCAGCGGCAGCAGCGGCAGCAGGGGCTAAGCCAGGTCCGACAATTGGGATGGCGGCCGTAGCAGCAAAGGCATTCTGTGCGGCTAGAGCCGACATACCCGCGACTTGTGCGCTTACGCTGGCGGCGTAGACCGCCCCCTTTGATGCAGCCAGCGTCTCACTCAGCATGGCGTTCTTGACTTGCTCAATTCCAAGCTGGACAAGCGAATTGATCGCCTGGTTCAAGATCGTATTGGCCAGGCTCTTCATCACGTCATTGGCCGTCATGGTTCCGTCAATCAGGCCCATGATTGCCGAGGATGCAGTCTGCCCAAGCGCGTTCACTGAGTTCATGAGGAAGGCTTGCGCCTCACCCTGAGAAATGAACGTCTGCTCAGCCAATGCAAGGCGCTGCTTTTCGTAAGTCTCCGTGATCTGGGTCCGCGCCAACTGCCCTTGAAGGGTCGCGTCAACGCCAGCGGCGGCAATCAGTTGTTCATACTGCGTGACCAATGCCAACTTGGCTTGGTACTCCATCTCAAGCGCGGCCACTGGGTCAACGGCCTTTGTCAGGCTAAGCACGTAGTCCTGCACGGCCTTCTCGCCTCGGCGCTTGGCCTCCCAATCCTGCTTCGTCTTGCTGGCATCCTCTTCGCGCTGCTTGTCGATTTCCTTCTGAGTTTTCTCCATCAGTGTTTGGCGGTCCTCTTCGGCAGTCTGAACAATCAGCGTCACCGCTTCAGCGTATGCCTCCTCGCTGATCTTGCGCTCGTCCAAGTTTTTCTTGGCAACGCGCAACTTCTCCGTCTCAGTCTCGTTGATGACGTTGATCTCGGATGCCTGCGATTTGCGAAGTTCAGCCAGATATGCCTCTTGGTCAAAGGTGATCTTTTTGGCCTTCTTGTCTTTGCTCGTGTCCTTTGGCGGGGTGAGTTTGGATGCCTCAGGCTGAGGGTTCACGGACCCACGCCCACCACCGGCCCCAGCCTCCCACGCATCGCGCATTTGCTGGCCTGCAAGTTTGGCCTTGCCCAATGCCTTGGCGTCTGCTGCGTCAAGATCGGCGCGGCGCTTTACTGCATCGGCTTTCATGGCCTCACCAATGGCCTTGGCTCCTGCAAAGTCACCCTTTGCCACAGAGACAGCCTGAGCCGCGATGCCGCCAATCTCGGAGCCGACGCCCTCAAACACGAACGCGACATTCCGGCCCAGCGTGCTGACCGTCTGCCAAACCATGTCGGCAGCGTCAACCAGATAGGACAGGGCCACCTTTGTCGTGTCTGCCCATCCCTTGATAGCCGTGTTGCGGCCTAACTCGCCCGCCCGCTCATTGGCTGCGCCGAACTGCTTTCCAAGCTCATCAATGACCTGACTAAGCCCCTGGGTCGCGCCTGCGAGTGCTGCGCTCGTCCCGGTCAGCTCGTCAAACTTTTCATTTGCCCGCTTGGCTGCATCCTCCATGACTGCAAATGCACCGGACACCGTTTGCGGCATCTGCGAAAAGTCCGCCTCAATCTGAGCGGATGCCTTAGCAAGAGCAGATGCGACCACATCGGCGGTCAGCTTTCCTTGCTCACCCAAAGACTTGAGCGCGCCAATAGGTACGCCAATACCCTGAGCAAGTTTCTGCATCAGGTAGGGCGCATTTTCCAGCAGTGACCGCAGCTCATCGCCTTGCAGCTTGCCGGACCCCATGGCCTGGCCAAATTGCAGCATGGCGTTTTTGGCCTCCTCCGCAGAAGCCCCAGACACCTTGATGGCCTTAGCCAGTGTCTCGGTAAGCGTGAGCGTATCCGCCTGCGTGCCACCCATCGCCCTCATGGACGCATTCAGCCGCATGAACACATCAGCGCTGGCTTGAATGCTGGTCTGGGTCTTCGTGCTGATCGCTTGCAGGCGGGCCATGGCCACGGACCCGGCATCAATCGAACCTGCGGCCACGTTCACGCGAACGGCGAGCATCCGCATGTCATCGGCCATCTGAGCCGACTTGACAGCAGCCATGGCCACAGCCAGGACGGACACAGCAGAGGCAACGGCGGTTAGCTTTGACTTGAACGTGTCGAGGTGCCCCGAGGTAGTGTCAAGCTCCTTTTGG